GTGGGTGTTGTGGGTGTTGTGGGTGTTGTGGGTGTTGTGGGTGTTGTGGGTGTTGTGGGTGTTGTGGGTGTTGTGGGTGTTGTGGGTGTGTTCATAGGGAAACCAGCCTGAGTGCAAGCGTTTATTTGTGCTGCATTTATGCCTGGGACACAGGTGGTCGCAGATGGAATAAAGTTTGCAAGATTTCCAATTACATTTGTTAATCCCTGGATAGCTTGTGCTCTTCTTTCTTCACCTCGGTTGAAATAATATCCAGCAGTGACTACGTTGTCCCAGTCACCGGTGAATGCACCACCAGAGCCCTTGCCGGCGGCTGCGTTAGTCGCCCCGACACTTGTGTTTATATTTTTGAAAAGATAGTACGAGCCCGTACCGATGCCAGCGCCCGTGAGCAGGCCCGACAGGAGGCTGACGAAGACGCCCGGGTTGCCATACCCTGACGCCTTACCGATATTCGATATGATAAAGGCTGCCAGGAAGGCCCACACAATACCAAACACGATAGAAATCTTCACCGGATTTGATGGAGTTGGTGGCATTACTATATTCAGATAAAATAAATTTTCAATAATAAAGCATGGAGCGCCTCGTAAAGCGGATGAAGATGCATCGGGTCTCTGGGACAATCGTGCACCACTGTGCCCTGATGATAAAGCACCTGGAGCGCGAGGGGCACACAGGGAAGATAGTCAAGGGGTGGTGCATATACGGTCAGGAGGTGTGCACGCACTACTGGGTGGCTGATGAGACAGGAACTGTATATGACATTGGGTATCATCTGGGCTGTATGTACAACCCGGAACTGATGGCATATACACCTCGGTTGTGTGAAGTGGAGCCAGTCGGCCTCGAGTTTGCTGATGCGAACGAAACCGCACTCAAGGCGGAGCACGAGCGACAGTACGAGCTGTTTCAAGAGAACCGCGCGACATTCTGGCAAGAGTCACCGAGTGACGTCCGTAGTTTTAAATTAACTTAACAATTCTACGTATAGGGGCTGGGAGGCCCACTTTGAGGACGCTATACAGCATCTCGAATTGTGCGTTGGCGTTTTTGATTTCGATGCGTTCCAGATGCTTGAAGTCGGGCCGCTCGGTATGCAGCATGGTGATGAGTTTCATGGTATACTCTGGCTTGACATTGGCGAGGTTAACTCCCTCCAGGTTAACAACCGTAATTTCTTTTAAATTTTTTGCAACACAAAACCTCTCCAGGTCGGTGACGATAGGTCGGACTTGGGCGGCAATCTTGTTCGCACCTTCCAGTGTTTCCGGTTGGGACTTCATGTACTCTTTGGCGAGTACCTCGACATATAGGTACTTGCCATCAGGGTAAAACTTGAGGAAATTACACTGGGCCATACTAATTTATTTCTTTTTATTTTTAACTGGGGCTGGGCAGTTCAAAATAAGTAGCGCTCCCGGCAGGTATCGAACCTGCGACTTTGAGGTGCATGTGTCAAGATGCAAGCATCTTTCCTAACAGCCTCACACTCTACCAACTGAGTTACAGGAGCTGAGCGGCACTTTAAGGACTTACTTAGGTCCAGGCAGATGCCAGTGCTCTACGGCGGTGGCGGGATACCCATCCCAAGGTTCTAGGGAGGCTCGAACTCCCATTTCGAGATGGGCACCATCAAAGGGAACTACGTTCCCGTTTTCAGAGTCTCATGTACTGACCATTATACTATAGAACCGGGATTGTTCCAGGTGAGGCTTGAACTCACGACTTCTGGTACATAAGACCAACACTCTAACCAACTGAGTTACAGGAACTTGTACGAGAGTCGACGACTCTCAGTCTGACCTGCCGGAATCGAACCAGCGACCTAAGGATATCCGACTATCCCGCCTTAGAAACTTTGTTTCTACAGTCCTTCGCTCTACCAATTGAGCTAAGGTCAGATGGGGTCTCCCCCAATATATACTTTGACAAATTGTTTAATTGAAGAAAAGTTGGCGAACATTATTGTATTTAGTTCTACAAACTGGACATTTGTTGTTTGATGGTGATTTTGAGAGACATGGTCCACAGAATGTGTGGCCGCACGGGTCGAGAAACTTTTCAACTTCTGTTTCACAGCAGATTGGGCATGCCCGTATTTCCTCGTGCTTATTCATTCCTAGTACCTTTTTGAGTGCATTGCGCTTGCCGAGAATTATCCTTAGGGCAGTCATGTCCTCGGTCAGATTGACTTCAAGCTCGTACTTGTCCAGTAGGGCGGTGTACGCCTCCTTGAGAGATGTGTCCTCGAATGCCTCTGCGTTACGGCGTATCAGCTGAATGTTATCATACTTGCGAGCGATTTTCTGTTTGTAGATGTAGGCCTGTTTGCTGCACTCGCGGTATTCATCCTCGAGCCCTTTCGTCTCTTCGAGCAGATTGGTCCACTCCTCAGGCATCTCGTACTCGATGGGTTGATACTCGGCAAACTGAGGGTCGTCATCGGGGGGTTCCAGCGATGAATAGAGTTCACTCTCGAGTTCACCTTCTATGGGGGCAAAGAACGCCATTCTTAAAAATATAAAAATCTTTTTAAATAATAATATGACCGCGCTCGGCAATCTTCAGAAGGTTCTTATGTTGTCAGCCGCGACCACTTCTATAATCATTGGTCTTCAGGACCTCGGTCAGAAGAACCGTCGTCGGATGCCGCTCGTTCTGAGCAAGTCTCTGCTCCAGCTCATCATCGGTCTGTACCTGTTGTGGTTCTACATGACAGTGATGCACGGCCAATAAATTCTTTTCTTTTTTTTATTAATTTTCATAAAACCTTTGCTGGCATAAGAGAGTCCATCTATAATCTGGTCAATCATATCCCAGTCCTGTGTGTCGTGCAGGACTGCCCGGAGCACATCTATTAAAAATTCTTTTTTATTATTTACATTTTCATTTTCAACTAGATTCATCCCGTGTATGACAGTGTCCATGACCATGCGTGGTGTGTGCATGTGCAGGGCAACCGCCACATCCTGAATTTTTTTTTTATAAATTTCTTTCGAAGCAATCTCGAGCGCCTTGAACACATCACCACCTGACGTCTTCAGTGCATTCTCTGTTATGGCAATTTTCTCCATACTATAGTATATGGGGGCTGAAATAATATTCGGCGTTCTACTCGCCATCCTGTTTACGGTGATTGGCTCTGCGACAGTCTACCAGGCTGTCATGCTCAAAGACCCAGACTCCCAGAAGAGGCTTACGTCGCCACTGATACTCCAGCTGGTCATGGGCTGCTTGTACATCACAATCGGCGTTGCTGTTTTTGGTGCGACAATTCCGGTCGTACAGGGTAAGAATTATGCTCCTCCACAGATAAACAGTAGCTTTTATGTGAAATAAATGAAGCATCTCATCGGGCACGTGGAGGGTGTCCAAATCGAGACTATTTCGCAACTCCAGGAGATTATGGACCTGGTTGCGACAGAGTGCCACTTTACAGTTGTCGGCTCGTCATTTCACCAGTTTGAACCTGTAGGCGCGACTGGTGTTCTGGTACTGTCCGAGAGCCACTTCAGTGCGCACACATACCCAGAGGAATCCAATGTGTACATTGACGTGTTTTGTTGCGCGCCGTCGTTCGACCCCGAGCTGTGCAGCCGCGTCATCCTGAAGCACTTTGGGGCGACTCATGCATCATGGCAGGTGGTCCGACGGGGCAGCTAAGGATTATATTACACGTTAGAGTATGGAATCGAGTGACCGCCAGCGCAAGAAGGAATCTGCCCAGAAGCAGAAGAATTATTCAGTCTATTCTAAAAAGGCGGTTCGGCTAAAGCTTGGTGCTCTTCTTAATGAGGGGTCTAAGCAAAAAACTGTAAATAAGATTTGAGCCCTTGGTTGATTTCTTGGTAGCAGGGTTGTTTGGGTTCGCCGCCCTCTTGCGTGCGTTCAGATGTTTCTTCTGGGCATTCAGGATGGCGACGCGCCTTTTAGCATATGCGCGGTCAAATGCGTTGACCTGGTTGCGATGCTTTTTAAGGAGTTGCGCAATAGTCATATATATGCAGTCAACAATTGATTTTATGGGAGATGAGTCTGTCTGGCAGAGCATTGTTCCAGGTGTTGTTATTCGCCGTAGGCCAGGTGGGCGTCACATACCTCGCTGGCCTACCGCATATTTTATAGATTCGCACTGGACGGCCCAGAAGGCGGGCGAGCCAAACAGGTTCGACCCGTACGACCACTGTCAGAAGCCCGGGACGCACAAGTTTTGCCAGACGTTCTCTATGATGTATCTGCTGGACGAGCTGCCGGCTCACGGCACGTACCGGGAATATGACGCGTGCGCTCTTCGATTTATTCAGAAGGTGATTGAGCAGCTGCCCGAAAATCACCCTGGTTTTAATTACGACCTGAAGAAGAGCGCCTTCCTGGACACTTCTTCGGGCCGTAGCCCTTTTGGGTTTTCCCTTTCGCGTGCGTGACCCAAGTACTGCGTACTTGACGTTTAGTTGGAGAATGCGAGGCCGCCCATGCCGGACTGGATACGCAGGATGTTGTAGTTGATGGCGAACAGCTTCTGGACGCAGTTACCGCAGCCGTTGGGTGAGCCGGCGGTGGAGAAGGCCTGGGACTTCAGGTTGACAGACACCTGGGCGTTGTCAATGCGAGAGAAGTTGCACGTGCCGGTTGGCTGGTGCTCCTCGGGCTTCAGTGCGAAGCTGTACACGTAGATACCCGGGTAGGGGGTACCGGTGTGGTACTGCAGGGGCTGGTACAGGTTGAAGTACTTGCCAGCCTGGGCCGCGAAACGGTCCTGGCCGTTGAGCACAACCTTGAAGCTGTACAGAGGGCCGACCTCGAACTGGCCTGCGATGGGCTGGCCCTCCTCAATCCAGAAGACGTTGGAGGAGCCGGCAGCGGTGGAGGCTGCGGCGTTGGAGAACAGGTGGGGGCAGCCAGCCAGGTGGGGCAGCAGGTAGTTGGAGCTGGTCACGTAGGCCTGGATGTTGGAGGTCACGTTCACGTTGGCCGTGTTGGAGGAGAAGTTCCACATGCCGTTGTAGTTGGCGCCGGCGCTGATGGCCGTGGTGGTCAGAGCGTTCTGGTAGCACCAGATGAACTCCTTGATTGGGTGGTTGAAGGACAGGCGGATCAGGGACGGGCTGGTCTCGGATGAGGAACCGGCCGCGATGGAGTCACCGCCGGTGTGCTGCACCTGCTCAATCAGGTACTCGTGACCCTTCTGGGCGAAGCGGCGACGCTCCTCCGTGTCCAGGTACACGTAGTTGGCCCACACCTGAATCTGGTTGGCGCCGAAGTACAGGGAGTAGTAGTTGGTCAGGTCAAAGTCCATGCGCACCTCGTGGTACTGCAGGGCAATCAGGGGCAGGTACAGGCCTGGGTTGCGGTTGAAGAAGAACAGCAGGGGCAGGTACACGTAGCCGGGGTTCTGGGAGTTGCCGTTCATCGCACCGTTGCCGCTGGTGCCGTAGGCAGGGTTGGACATGGTTGCCAGCTTGCCATAGGCAATCTTGTCGGACTCACCCAGGAAGGTCTCCGCGTACAGGCGGAACCAGGTCTGGTAGTGCTTGTCAATGCGCTGGCCACCGATGGTCAGCTCAACGGCCGCCACGGCACGCTCAGCCACCCAGTTCAGGTCGCTGGTCAGGTTGGTGGACACCAGGTTGGCCTGAGCCGCCTGGGTCACGCCGGTCGCCGGCTGCAGCTGCAGCCACATGTCACCGACCAGGTCGCCGTTGCGGGCAATGGTCACGGACACACGGGCACCGTTGGCGGCGCTGCCGTTCACAGTCTGCAGGATAGCCTCCATCGCGAAGTTGGTGTGGCGCTTGTACACCGCCTGGAAGAAGGTCACCTTGGGCTGGCCCGTCAGATAGACGTCCTGAGCTCCGTACGCTACGAGTTGCATAAGTCCACCGGCCATGATTGCTTGGTACTCTTAGCCAAGAAAAAAATTCTGAACAGACACCCCACTTAGGACGCGCCCAAAAAAAAAATAAAAAAAATTAATTTATATAAATGTCTGCCATGAAGAAGAAGCCTGTTCAGGATATTCCCGAGGAGGAGGAGATTGACCTCGAGGAGGAGGATGAGGACGAGGAGGGTCAGGACGAGTTTGACATGGAGGATGGTATCGACCTGGTGGAGGCCCTGGGTCAGATGCTGTGCACTGAGGAGGGCGAGACGGTCGCGACCGCCCTGGCTAGCATCGCCACCAGCGCCGAGAAGATTGCTTCCCAGCTCGAGATGCACAACAAAATTCTTGTAAAGATTTTTGGTGCCCTGAAGCCACCAGTGGCAACTGGCATTCTCGCACCTGCCTGAAGGTCAAGCAGTTAAAAAATAATGCAAATATAGTAACAATGGACAAGGTGCACACAATCGAGCGTGAACAGACAACCGAAAAGACTAATGATATTCGGATGGAAATTCTACGCTCGGATGTGAGTCAGCTTGATCCGCCTAAAATGGAGGCGTTTGTCTTGCAGCTTGAGAAGAAACTAAGCCTCAACTGCAAGGGTGACAAGTTCTTGCCGCTCACCGGCGGCTTTCGCCAGTTTTTTCACGATACTGAGCTGGACGCGAACGGTATCCCAGTAAACCCCAATCTCGAGCACGCCGCCTCACAGAAGAATCGCTTCGTGGCGCTCTTTTCGGAGCTGTACCACCACGCAGGCGAGCTCAATATCCGCGAGCTCGCGACAAAAGATGTCAACGGTGACGAGTTTCAGTTTGGCCAACGTATTACCCGTCTCATCGAGACTGTAGATGATGCGTACGAAATGATATTTAGGTATGTTCGTATGTACGAACGCATAAACCATCCCACGTACGTGCCAATCCAGGGTGACATGGACCACTCCATTTTCCGCTGCAAGACCATCGGTCCTGACGAAAAGGATGAGAACACACCCTACCAGAAGCTGCTGCTGTACCTGCTCAACCAGTGCTACCTCCTCAAGATGCGCCGCTACGGCGACTACTGCTGCAAGCAAATCGAGACGGCCGACGGCCACCTGACCAAGGCCTGGAAGCCCGTCATGGAAATCAAGGATTTCGTATACCACTACACCCAGAAGGAGGACAAGTACGACATGTGGCGCAACATGACCAGCAAGGGTAGCGCGGTGGCTGACGTGGTCAAGCACCTGACCAACTGCAAGGACCTGCAGTTCCCGCCAATCAAGAAGAATCGCAACGTCTGGTCGTTCCGGAACGGCATCTTTGTCGGCAAGGAGTGGGAACCGACCCAAGGCAAGTACATCTGTACTTTCTACCAGTACGGCTCGACCGAGATTCAGACGCTCGACCCGACCATCGTCTCGTGCAAGTATTTTGACCAGGACTTTGTTACGTACGACCACATGGATGACTGGTACAATGTGCCGACACCCTTCATGCAGTCCGTGATGGACTACCAGAAGTTCTCTGAGGATGTCTGCCGCTGGATTTACGTCTTTTGCGGCCGGCTGTGCTATCAGGTGAACGACATGGACTGTTGGCAGGTTATCCCCTTCCTCAAGGGTATCGCGCAGTCCGGCAAGTCGACCATCATCACAAAAGTTTGCAAAAAGTTTTACGATTCACAGGATGTCAAGACTCTGTCGAACAATATCGAAAAGAAGTTTGGTCTGGAGAGCATCCTGGGTGGTTTCATGTTTATTAGTCCAGAGGTGAAGGGTGACTTGGCGCTCGAGCAGGCGGAGTTTCAGTCGTTGGTGTCCGGTGAGGACCTGAGCATCGCGCGCAAGTTCAAGACGGCACAGAGTCTGACGTGGGACGTGCCGGGCATCCTGGCTGGTAACGAGGTGCCCAACTGGCGTGACAACTCTGGGTCGATTCTGCGCCGCATCGTGACGTGGAACTTTGGCAAGCAGGTGCAGCAGGCGGACCCCACGCTCGAGGACAAGCTGGACACGGAGATTCCGGCGATTATGTGCAAGTGCATCAGGGCCTACCTCGAGTACTCTCAGAAATATCACGACAAGGATATCTGGACAGTGCTGCCGCCATATTTCAAGACGGTGCAGACTCAGGTGGCGATGGTGACCAACACGCTCCAGAACTATCTGGCGTCAGGCAAGCTCAAGTACGGGTCGGACATGATGGTGCCTCAGCAGCTGTTTGTGGCAGAGTTCAACAAGCATTGTCAAGAGAACAATCTGGGACGACCGCGCTTCAACCCGGATTTCTACGCCGGGCCGTTCAGCAGCCGCGAGCTCGAGGTGCGCCAGTTCACAGGCACATACAACGGCACAGC